GGTCACGATTGGTGATCGCAGCAACAAGGAAGCTCCGGCGCTCGTTACTCAGATGGTTAGGAAAGAGCTGGGAAAACTCTCAGCTCTTGCTAGCAAGAAGCTTAAGGCTGACGTAAGCGTTAGTCTGTACCACAACTACGGCGGCACCAATGGTGATCCTCTCATCAGTGCTTCCACGGGTGGCAAGGAAGTAAGCGAAGCAGCCACCGAGAATGAAGTCCCGCACTTCGGTATTCAAGATGACGGCAACGCTGGTAAGGTTGCAGTAGCGCTTGCAAAAGCAGGTCTAACGGTTGACATGGAGCATGCCATGGGCATCCACTATTTCAACTTCAAAGACCAGAAGTCCTGCGCTAAGGCTCACGCGATCGCCAACAAGGTAATCGACAAGAGCAAAGAGCAAGAGTAATTCCCAACAACCCTCATGGCTTACAGCCACTAAGGAGATACCAAAATGAGCGAAACACTACGCGCCCACATCCGCAGCATGATCAACAACCTCATCAATGACAAGTCGGCCGAAGCTGACATGGACATCCACAATTACCTCGTCCCAAAGATGAAGGCGGTTGCCGGTATCGGTCCAGTTGAAGTGACGCCAGAAGTGACGCCAGATGCAAGTGGCGAAGGCGAGGTTCCGGCGGGCGATGAACCCGTAACAAGCGCTGAGTAATCCTGGTTTCATTGAAGCAGGATCGCTAAGGCGCCCGAGCGCATAATTTTTCACTACTTTTTCCGCGTTTCAGTAAATACAAACGTCAAATTTCATCGCAAGTTTGTCGCAGTTTACAAACGCGAGAGTCAAAAATCCCATCAGAGGTGATCCGTCATCTCCGATCCCACCCTCATAAGGAGACTTGAATGGATGAAATCCTTCAGAAACTGCTAAGCTCTGAGCTGCTCAGCGAAGAAGCTAAGGCTGAAATCTCCGCACAGTGGACTACCGCCGTCGACCAGTACAAGGCCGTCGTACGTGAGGAAGTCTCGATGACTGTGCGTGAAGAAATCGCCGAACAGTGGGCAACTGAGCGCGATGCTCTCATCGAAAACGTTGAGACGTTCGTTGCTAAGAAGCTCGACGAAGAGATCACCGAGCTCAAGGCTGACATCGAGCGCTTCCGCGACCTCGAAGCAGAATACGCCGAGAAGATCGTCGAAGAAAAGCACGCGATGGCAGAAACCCTCGCAGAAGAAATGGAACAGCTGATCGACAAGATCGACGCGTTCTTTGAGCTGCGTCTGAAGGAAGAGTTCGAAGAGCTCAAGGAAGACCTCGAAGTTGTCAAGCAGAACGACTTTGGTCGTCGCATCTTCGAAGCAGTCGCATCCGAGTTCAACAAGTCTTTCGTCGACGAAGAGTCAGTTGCATCGCAGCTGGCAGCTACCGAAGCCAAGTTGGAAGAAGCACAGAAGGCGATCGATGCCCTCGAAGGTGCACAAGCCAAGATGGTTCGCGAAGCAAAGCTCGAAAAGATTCTCGCTCCTCTCACCGGCAAGAAGAAGGAAACGATGGCATTTGTCCTCGCGACCGTCGAAACTGGCCGTCTGGAAGAAGCGTACAACCACTTCATTGGCCGTGTTGTTAAGGACGAAGTCCCAGCAGCAGTGTCAGAAGCAGTAGCAGCCCCGGCAGCAGTTGCCGAGTCTGTTGTGAAGACTGGTGATGCAGTGGCAGAAAGCGCCGCAGTATCCACCAAGCAAGCAGCTGGTGAGAAGTATGCTCACCTCCGTAAGCTTGCTGGCATTAACTAACTAAGTCCTTAAAGGAGACATCAATGGACCTGTTTGAAAATTGGACCGAGACCAAGGAAACTCTTCTGGAAGGTCTTAGCGAAAGCAAGAAGCGCATCCTCGCTCCAGTCCTCGAGAACCAAATGCAGTACCTCCGCGAAACCGCTGACAGTGGCACGACCTCTGCTGGCGCGATCGGCAACTTCCAGAAGATCGTTATCCCGATGATTCGTCGTATCATCCCGGGCACGATCGCAACCGAACTGGTTGGTGTTCAGCCAATGGCCGGCCCAGTCGCTCTGGCATACTCGCTGCGTTTCATCTTCGATGAAGCCGTAACGGGCCCAGCAACGACCCCGTCTGGTCTTGACCAAAACTTCTCCGTCAATCCAGGCGATGAAGTTTTCGCGAACAACAGCAAGACGAAGCGTTTCTACTCAACGTCTGACGCATCCGTTCCATCGGGTGGCCCAGCTACGGCATCGTCCGCTGGCTACGCAGCTCTGACGTCTGACTACGAAGCATTCGGTGGTCGCGCGATGAACCTCGAAGTTCTGAAGCAAACGGTTACCGCTGGTTCCCGTAAGCTGCAAGCTCGCTGGACTCCAGAATCAATGCAAGACATCAAGGCATCGCATGGTCTCGACCTCGAAGCTGAAATCACCGCAGCGCTGTCAGCTGAAGTCGTTTCAGAAATCGACAACGAAATCATCAACGACCTGATCGCTCTTGCCGGCACGACGAACTCGTTCGACATGAATGGCACCTTCACTGGTGTTCCAAACTACGTCGGCGATCGCCACGCTGTTCTGGGTATCCTGATCAACCAAGTCGCCAACGAAATCGGTCGCAAGACCCGTCGTGGTCCAGCTAACTGGATCGTTGTTTCCCCACTCGTCGTTTCCGTTCTGCAAGGCGCATCGAAGTCAGTGTTCGCCCCAGCAGTTTCCGGTTCCTTCGATGGTCCGAACAACACCAAGCTGGTCGGTGTTCTGAATGGCAACATCAAGGTTTACACCTACATCTATTTCGACCAAGGCACTGAGCCAGTCGTTATGGGTTTCAAGGGTGGCAACGGTGAAATGGACTGCGGTTACTTCTACTGCCCATACATCCCGCTGATGAGCTCTGGTGTCGTTGTTGATCCTAACACGTTCAACCCACACGTTTCTCTGATGACGCGTTACGGTAAGGCTACGTTCACGTCGACGGCAACGTCTCTTGGCAACTCAGCGGATTACTACGGAAGAATTTCCATCGCTAACCTCTCCTTCACCTAATACGTGCAGGAAGTTGCGATAGCAATCTCGTAGCTCCAAGCAATACTTTGAAAGCCCTCCTCGTGAGGGCTTTCTCAGGTCTGGTGGAAGATAAATAGTCGGTGTTATTCCTGGAGTGCGTATGGTGTGGAGAAGCAGGACATGCAAGCGGTGCGAGAAGATAGAATGGACAGCGAGTAAGTCCCTATTCTGTCAGCTGTGCTACGCCGCAAACAAGCGTGATGTCTGTCTTCAAGAAGAGCCCCGTATTATCGAGCAGCGTGGTTACAAGCTTCTCTCTGGACCAGAGGTAGACAAGTTTGGTCATCGCGTGTATAGGATGCTCACTCCCTGCGGTCACGAGTGGGAAGTGGTCTACAATAACTTCATCAAGCAGACCAGTAATTCCAAGGAAAAAGGTTTGCCACCTGCGTGTGGTGTCTGTGGACCAAAGCATCGCATGAAGGCAGCTTTAGAGGGCTTCATGGACAAGTACGCCAAGGACTACGACCTTGATGCGTTTGATGACTTTCGACAGAAGGTGCGAGGACTTAGTGAGGTCACATACAAGCTGCAAAAAGAGTCCCTCAATCCGAAGAAGCTTCCCCGAGGACGTCATCTGTACCACCTCGATCACAAGGTCCCCATCATCGAGTGCTTCAAGAGAGGATGGACACCAGAGCAGGCAGCTTCTGTACAGAACCTTCAGCTTCTCTGGTGGGAGGACAACCTGTCTAAAGGATCTGCAGTTTACTAACAGGTTAGATCCGATTAAAATAGAAGTACATAATGCAAAGATAGCAAAGCACATCATGAGCAGCATATAGCCAAGAAGCACGAGTGCACCATTGCGGTAGAGCGAGCCCTGCAAAAAGAGAGAACCAATGCTTGTGAGCGAGAAAGGGAGACTTTGGTCTCCCTTTCTTTTGCCTCGAGGTCGGGCTATGAACAGTAGGATACATAGCCCGTCTGGGTAACAGCGCACCAAAACCGGGCGCCTAAATACCTTGCATGGATAACCCGAGGAGACCATTATGTCATGTTGTTGCCGTTCTGTGCGCTTTACTTTCGCACCCATTAGCCCGAACACGGGTCCACCCGGCCCTCCTGGTCCACCCGGCCCTCCTGGTCCCCAAGGACCTGCCGGCCCTTCAGGCGCTACAGGCGCTACAGGAGCTACAGGCGCTACAGGAGCTACAGGCGCTACAGGAGCTACAGGCGCTACAGGTCCTCAAGGGGCAACTGGTCCACAAGGACCTATTGGACCTCCAGGCCCGCAAGGACCACCTGGGCCAAGAGGCGGAGGCGACAGCTAATCTAAAGCCCTCTACACCTGAGGGCTTTTTCACGCTCTGGGTCAGGAAGGATAAATACACCATCCTCTCCTATCGAGCGAGATCCGCATGCTACTCCAAGAACTATTCGAAGCGAAGATCACCCATCGCTTGCTCAAGCAAACTGACAAGTCCCTCATCGAGAAGCTGCACAAGTTCCGCCGCTTCGTCGAGCTTGACCCATCCAACACGACAAAGAAAGAAACTCTCGCTAACCTGGAAAAGCAAGCCAAGGAACGCGCGAAGGAAATCCAGTCGGACGGAACCTGGGAAGATGAAGTGCGCCACCTCTACGTCATCAAGAAGGAAGGCGAGGACAAGTTCATCGTCCACTCCGACGCGAAGGACTGGAAGCAGCAGAAGACTTGGGAGTTTGCTACCTGGCTTGAAGCGTTTGACAAGATCACGATGCTCGTCATGTACAAGGACCGTGACCGCAAGGCTGGCTTCGGTGACAAGGACAAGGACTTTGACCGCGTGGACGCTGTCCGCGCTAAGCGTGAAAAGGGTAGCGCTGTCACGGAAAATCGGTGGGGTCCAGAAGCGCAAGTGCCTGATCTGAATAAGGTTGTCGCCGAGCTGAAGAAGCATGGCGCGAAGGAAGCGCAGTTTGAGCTGGGAAACCGTGGCACTAACAGGGTTCACTTTACGATGGGTGGCAATGATTTTACGATGACCATCCTTGACGACAAGTGTTTCAACCTCGTTACTCCTGGATACAAGGATGACCTTGAGGTAGGATACCACCTTAAGACTCTTGCTGATGTCATTGAGCACGCGAAATCTGTAAACAAGAAGTGGTTCAAGGAAAACGACCCACACTACGAAAGAGGACTGTAAATGGACCTTCTCAAGAAAGTAGTCGCCATCTCCGAGGAGATGAAGCTTGATGTCAAGCACGGTCAAATCGGGCCGAAGCACGATCCATACGGCACCGAGGAACGCATCGTCAAGAAGGACGGCAAGAAGATCGTCTTCTACACCGATGGACTTGGCACCATGAAGGTCACTGTCGATGGCAAGGAAGTCGCCAAGGGTCACGACGGCGATGGTAAGATGAACGTGAACGACAAGTTCAAGGAACTTACCGGGCTTACGATGGACACCTTCGATAAGGCGTACAACAAGATCCACAAGAAAGACATGGAAGATCCAATGGGTCATCCAAGCCAGTACGAGGGTCTTGATCCGGAGCTTGTCGCTGAGCTCGAGCAGTTCAATGAGGCGAAGGAAAAAGCATTCAAGCTTACCGCTAAAGCGCTCGAGGACCTTGGTCTTCGCGGTGAAGTTGGTCGCAAGGGTGGCAACCTCTGCGTGCGCATGGAATACTACTGGACCCCGCAGAAGGATGTCTCTGATTGGGCTGAGGGTGTGATCAAGAAGATCAACGCTGGGCTAAAGGACAAGGGTGTTTCAGTTGTCAAGGTCGCGCATGGCAATGAGTGGAAGCCATTCAAGGGCGGCGGTAGCACGAAGGAAAACAGCCACTACTGGGTTACCTTCAAGGAAGATCCAAAGGATAAGGGCGACGCCCACGCGGCGGTGCAAGGCGCCATTGACAAGGCCGCCAAGGAAGAGATGAAGGAAGCTGTCGATCCTAAGTGGAAGAATGAGCGCCTCAAGGGCTGCACCTGCAAGAACTCTAAGGAAGTAAATCCAAACTGCCGCATCCATGGCACCGGTAAAGTTATCGAGTTCGAAGTCAAGTACACCGGCAAGTTAGACTATGACGAAGTCAGTGAGTTCCTTCACGATGAACTTGGTGTCTATCTGAAACAGGACGTTAAGAAGACACTGCTTATCGAGGGCGATGGTTTTAACCAAAAGCAAATCAGCAAAATCATTTCTGCGCTGAGCAAGCAGTTCAAGAGCTGCACATTCTCTCTCGTGCCAGTCAAGGAAGACGTAATAGCTGAAGGTCAGCGCACGACTGAAGCTGGGATCAAGAAGATGGCGGCAAAGTGGCTCGGTGTTGACGTAGCTTACGTCAAGATGCTGCAGATTAGTTCTGGCAAGACGCCACGCTATGATGCGCTGATGGATGCAACCGATCACCCAGCCAAACCACTCAAGTCAAATACGGTTCACGGCGACAGTGAGTCCAATGAGGACGCGCGCTACAGCATGGAGCTGTTCAAGGTCGATGGCAAGAAGGTCGTGCGGGTGAACTTCGACGACAATGCTGGTGGCTCCGATCCGTATTTCTTGCTCGCAAAGGATATGAAGTAATGAAGACGCTTCAGGAAATTTTCAAGCTCATCCCGCGTGGTCGCCTTGATGAGGAAAAGAAGAAGGACTTCAAGGCAACGGGTGAGTTCAACATCGACGACACCGGCATCTGGGTTCTCGTGATGGATCACGCCGACTCTGATCGCAAGGGCTATCACGGCGTCAACGTCCAGTTTGATGAGGATGGTGACTTCGTCGGCATGGAAGCTGGTGATGAGCACTCGGAGTTTGAAAAGAAGCACTTCAAGAACGACATCATCGCCGCCGCCAAGAAGCTCATGAAGAGCAATGCTGAGATCAAGGACCATCTTCAGGGGGTTCATGAGTCGCTTTCACACGGTCGGCTGGATGAAAGCTCCTTCATGGTTCCTGGTATGTCAGAGAAGGACCTCGAGGGTTCTGCAATGCCAGGATCTATGAAGTGCAAGGACTTCTGCAAGAAGCACGGTGTTAAGATGTCGGTAACTCCCGAAGGCGTAAGATTTTCCGGCAAGAAAGAAGATCTCGAGGAACTACAATCGTGCTTCTTCGATGACTCGCACCCTATCAGCGAGGGAAGCGGTCGTGAATTCGAAGGTCAAAACTACAGCGAGATGACAACTGAGAAGCTCAAGCTCATGAAGAGCCGTCTCTCCTCTACTCGCGCGCAGACGTACCCAGAGACGAAGCAGACACTTGCTGCAATCGACAAGGAACTGAAGAAGCGCGGGGCGATGAATGAAGCCGTCAAGGAAGGTGATGTCGTCGAAGTTCACCAGCACATGATGGGCAAGCCGATGGATCGCTACGGTAAGTTCAACATTGAGAAGCTTACCCCATCCCACGTTATCGTCTGGGACCACAGCGACGGCAAGACGTTGAAGTTCAGCCGTAAAACAGGTCGAGGTGTTGGTGATTCTAGCGGGATGCTGATCAAGAACGTCGCGAGCCTTCAAGAAGGACGCGTAAAGGATCACTTTCACTCTGTTGAGGAAGAGGACGGCAAGTACTGCGTTCTAGATGCCGGTGGAAAGTGCGTCGCCAAGTTCCCCCTAAACGCCAAGGGTAAGGAAGCCGCTGAGCGCTGGGCAAAGGAGCGCGGAGACAGGTCGCTGGAGAATGCAGCTCGTGCTGAACGCCTTAAGGAAGAGCGTGAGGCTGGCCTAACATACACACCTAAGGCGGTGAAGGGAAAGATCGAGCGCGTAGTTGTGCAGCTGGAAGGTGCGAAATCAAGCGCTTTCACTAAGCTTGCTGCACGCTATAAGGACCTGGATGCAGCGATGAATGATCTTACCGAGGCGCGCAACGCTCTTAACGCGGAAATCAAGGATCGCGTGGAGTCGCTGTTCAACGCCGAGGACGTCGTTCTCACCCGCGTCGTTGAAACTGTTTCCATGACCGCTACTGTTTCAAAGGCCGCAGCAGCCGAGGACAAGGTTAATTACGAAGCAGTCGTTGATGCTCTTTCAAAGCTGGTGCCAGACCTTACCAGCAAGATTGAAGAGCTCAAGAAGCAATTCACGGTGGCTGGTAAGGCAAAGTCGCCTGGTCTCCGAGTGAGCGTTGCGGAAGGTGCGATTGACACGCTGATCGGAAAGCTGAAGAGCTTCCTGACGAGCATCAAGTCCTGGGGTTCAGTGTTCGACAAGAAGCTTTCCAAGGTCAAGGGCATGATGCCACTTACCGAAGAGGAAGAGGCGAAGAAGGGTGAGGTTGAACTGAGCACTCTTAAGGCAAAGACTATCCCAATGTCCTCGTGGCCCGATGGTTTGGTTTATCACGGTCACAGCGTCTTCAAGCTTTACGACAGCGGCGCCATCGAGGCAGCTGAAAAGAGCATGAAGCAGGATGATCTTGACATGCAGGAGTGCTACCTGGGATATTCCCCAGAGCATGACCTGTTTATCATGGGCTTTGACGGCTGGATGAAGCACTACACCCGCCACGGTGATGTCGAGGATACCGAAAACTGTTCCCCATACATCAAGTTCAAGGTTGATCACTCCACGGGTGCAGTGAAAGTCATTTCGAAGGGCTCGCACTTCCCAGGTTCAAGTGACATGTGGTACGGTCGTAAGGGCGCTGGCGGGTTGAAGGCGGTTCGCAAGGCCTTCCCGGACATGATCGACGTTAGACTCGACTGATCACAGGTTCCCGCTAAATACGGGGAGCACCCCTCCCCCTATTTCCCTGCCCGTAAGGACCGGAATCCATGAGCATCACCAAGATCTTGGCTTGGCTGAAGAGTCTATTTGCTCGCAGCCCAGCGCCAGTGCAACCCGCGCTGCCTCCCCTTAGCTTTCCACCGATCAAAGTCCTGTTCATCCTTAAGCGCCGTGAAATTACTGACCCAACAACGGGTCAAGTGTACAGCCACGCGGGAATGTCGTCAGGCCTAACTAACTCAGCGCGCATGGTGATGACCGCCATCAACGCGTATGGGCTGAACAACGTCCCATGCCAAGCAGAGATGGTGCAGGTGATTGACAACAACGACATTGATCGTGAGGTCACGCGCTTTCAGCCGGACGTTGTCATCATTGAGGCGATCTGGGTTGTCCCAGAAAAGTTTCCCATCCTTGTCAAGCTTCATCCCACGGTCAAGTGGATCATTCGCAACCACTCCAACGTTCCATTCCTCGCGCAAGAGGGCCAGACCTTTGACTGGCTTGCTCGCTACGTTGAGACGAAGAATGTTTACGTGGCCTCGAACACCATGGAAAGCGTTAATGACATCAAGGACATCGTGTGGGCGAGGCAAGACATCGACCGCAAGGCCCTTGCGGAAAAGGTGCTCTTCTTCCCGAACTATTACTGGTCAGTTGACAAGCCACTTTGGCAGCCAAAGAATGGACTTGAGCTGCACGTAAGCTGCTTTGGCGCCATCCGTCCGCTTAAGAATCATCTGGTGCAGGCCATCGCCGCCATTCGTTACGCGCGCGCGTCAGGGCAGCATCTTTACTTTCACATCAACTCCGGTCGCATTGAAAGCGGTGGAGCTCCTGTAGCTAAGAACCTGTTCGCCCTGTTTCAAAATGAGAGCAACGCAACTCTCGTTAATCACGAGTGGATGTCTCACGCCGACTTCATCAAGCTCGTCGCATCAATGGATGTTTCACTGCAGGTAAGCTTTAGTGAAACATTCAACATCGTTACCGCTGACGCGGTACGCCAGAATGTTCCTATCGTGGTGTCGCCAGACGTAAAGTGGTGCGACAGCAAGTACTACGCTGATCCGACTAGCGCGGATGACATCGTTGAGAAGATGACCTTGGCGCTGACAACGTCAGACCACATCGAGAAGAACAACAAGGGACTTAATGACTATAACGAGCGCTCGCTTCACCACATTACGGTCGCGATTCTCTCAACCATCGGTGAGGATCTGCTCGGACAGGTCTAACCTGACGGTAAATAGAGGATGAAAAACTTCATCCAACGGTGGCTGTCACACAGTCGCCCCATCGAAAAGAAGAGGGACCCAAGCATGGACATGTTCTCAGTGGAATACAAGCAGAAGCTTGTGAATGAGCACAAGCTCGTAGTCGCGTCGATCAACCAACTAAATGAG